TTAAACCTGGTTATCAAGTCGGTCTTGATAACTTTGATAGCATATTCTCTACTTACACAGGACAATTCATCACCGTTACAGGCGTTCCTAGCAGTGGTAAGTCTGATTTTGTTGATCGAATGGTGGTGGGATACCAAATGAACTATGGCTGGAAGACAGCGTTTGCGTCTCCAGAAAACAAACCAACTTTCTTACATACACATAAACTAATACGTAAGATAGGAGGTTGGATGCCTACTAAAGAAGATATAGGCACAGATAAATGGAATAAAGTAACTAATATTGTAGATGAAAATTTCTATTTTATAGAAAACGAAAGATACGATTTAGATGCTGTACTAGCTAAAGGTGCTGAGCTGGTTAAACGAAAGGGCATTAAGTGTTTAGTTATAGATCCATATAATAAAGTTAAAATGAATGGAGCTAGCGCTATGAGTATACCCGATGCAACTATGGAATACTTAACTAGGATTGAAGCTTTCGCTAAGAAATATGATGTTCTAGTTATTGTAGTAGCACATCCAACTAAAATGTATAAGAAAGATGATGGAACGATGGATGAACCAACAATGTATTCTATTAAAGGAGGTGGTGAGTGGTATGATGCTAGTTATCATGGCTTGCTTGTTCACCGTAATTACACTAACAATACAGTTAAGGTTAAAGTTCTTAAAGTTAAGTTTCAGAATCTTGGCGAAAATCAAGCAGAAGCACACTTTAATTGGAATAAAGACTCAGGCGATTATATACCGCATGAACAAGAATTGAATTCAATGCCTTGGGAAGAATAAATGAGTGTAGGAACATTAAAAGCAAGGGAGCTTGCTAAACGTAGAAAGTCAGGACATCTTTTAGACACGGAATGGATAGCTAACGAAGATCAGCAAGTTTGGTATGAGTGGGGAGTTAATAAAGGTATAATTATATCTCCAATACCTGTAACTGATAAACCTGGCAAATGGTTTGTTGGTATATCAGAGCCTGGTAAACATAAAAAAGTTTACAAATCTAAATTCCAATATGATTGGAAACAAATATGGGATGAAGTAATGAACGCTTATAAATATTATTATGATAAGGAGAAAATTTAATTATTTAAGCATCAAAAGCTTTTTAGTTTCATTAGTTATTGTTATCTTTACAGGCTTTGCATTGAGTGCTTATTCTCAAGCAGAGCAAATAACAGGTTTAAAAACAATAATTATAACAACATGCTTTTTATTATCTATTCTAATTAATTTAGAAACAATAATAGAAGAAAGTAAATACAGTTATTTTTATTATAATGTATGTACAGTGCTTATTTTAACTTGGTATATTTGTTTTAGTATAATTTCATATAAATATCTATTAACATATTATGAAAAATAATTTTAATAACGCAAACGAAGCTTTTACTTATTTTTACAAAAAGATACGTAAAAAAGGCGTAAGCTTTGGTGATACTAAAGCTTTGTTTGATGTAGGTTTTACTATTAAAAATCCTAATGAAAACATTATTATCCATAAAGAAAGAAACTTTAATATAGAATATGCTGAAGCAGAGTGGAAATGGTATTTATCTGGAGATAATAGTATTGATAAGTTAGGTCATTTATATGGAAAGATACCGGCTATATGGGAGCGTATGGCAATTGATCGCCATGTTAACTCTAATTATGGTTATCAATGGGAGCGTAACTATCAGTTAGATTATGTTATTGCTAAGCTTAAGCACGATAAAGATACTAGGCATGCAGCTATAAGTATTTATGATGGTAAAGAACATGCTATGTATCGTAAGGATACTCCATGTACTTATGCAGTGCAGTTTACCATATTAAACAACAAGCTTAACATGGCTGTTCTGATGCGTTCTAACGATCTATGGTTTGGCTTTTGTATTGATCAGTATTGTTTTTCATACCTACAAAAAATGGTTGCAGAGAGACTGTCTATTGAGATTGGAACTTATTACCACTACGCACATAATTTACACCTTTATAACGATAAAATCAAGTAATATGCAAATAGAAACTAAAGACGAAATAGTCCAAGCGATTCTTAAAAAGATGGATCAACGTAGTTTAATTGGTCAGAAAAAGTATGGAGCCACCATGATGGAAGAGATTGAAGGTCAAAAGAAAGACCTTAATAGATTTCTTGTAGATGTTCAAGAAGAACTTATGGATGCGTTACTTTATATAGAATCTGCTAAAAGATGTCTATCAGATGAGATAGAAGAAGCTATGGTAATTAGAAGTAATAATTAAAACACTTATATGGAAATACAAATATCAAAAGGTAAGTACAAGGTGTATCATATACCTGGTAAAAAAATAGGTTGTACTAAGAACATAAAAAAACGTGTTGAAGAAGAGCAAGGTTATAAACCTGGAGAGTATGAAATACTATATGAAACAGATGATATAAAAGAAGCTGCAAGAGCTGAAAGAACATTACAACAAGATCTAGGTTATAAAGTAGATATTAAACCTTATGATAAATTATTTAATAAAGAAATGAAAAAAGTAAACATAACAGAACAAACAACTACGTTTGCAATATCTAAAGATGAGATTGATGGTAGTTTTTTAGGTGATTTGCATTGGGAAACACCTTACGGTGTTGTTAATATAAACTCTACAGATAAAATAGAGTGGATTATAGATAATGTAAAAACATCTATGTTTAATGCTAATCGTTGCTATGTGTACAATAAAGCAATGCATGAAGCTAGTCCTTTTCAAAAACATAAAGAAAAATTATATTCTCATCAAGATCAATTTGAATTAATTAGAGAATGGGCTAAAAAAAAGGGTATATATAAAACCGGTGACGTAAGAACTCAATATGTTAAGCTTATGGAGGAAGCTGGCGAATTAGCTCAAGCTATACTAAAAAATGATGAACCTGAGATTATAGATGCTATAGGAGATATGGTTGTTGTTTTAACAAACTTAGCTAAGCTTAGAGGCCATAATATAGAAGACTGTATATATTCAGCTTATAATGTTATAGCTAAGCGTACCGGTAAGATGGTTGGTGGAACATTTGTTAAAGATATAGAGGTTAATGATCCTGAAACACTTACTGCTTACCCAGATCCAGGACCACCTCCTAGTTTTGTATCAAATAGAACTTAATGAAAAAAAGATCTAAAAAAAAAGGTCCAGTTACAGCAAAGAAAATATCATATGATGGTATTAACTTTGCTTCGGGTTTAGAAAGATATACGTATATAGCTCTTAAAAAGAATAAATTATTTGAAGGATATGAAAATGAAGTTTTCCAGCTTATCAAGGGATTTGATTTTGACAATGAATCTTTTGAAAAACAAGCAAACGGAAAAGGTGAATATACTAACAGAGGGCAAAAGAAAATACTGGGAATTAAGTATACGCCTGACTTCGTTGGAAAAGACTATATAATAGAATGTAAGGGAAGGGCCAACGAGTCTTTCCCCATAAGATGGAAATTATTTAAACTATGGCTCACAAACAACAAGATTGGAAAGACGCTTTACAAGCCGCAAAACCAGAAAGAAGTAGACCAGACGATGATACTGATCAAAGAAAGAAGAAAGAAGCGCGGATGATGTACACTCGTAGAATATTACAAAAAGACATTAACACTTATATAAAAGAAAATGGATCAATTAGATACGCAGACATCGACAGAATTGGAAGAAAGCACGGATTTTACACTACGTGATCATCATAAAGAAAGAATTAGTTTTCATATGAGAATGCTTAATCATTATTTAAAAGAACAAAAAAATGACCGGATGGGAACTTAGTTTTGGATTATATCCTGGAGTTTTATTAGGAATAAGAAGCTATCCAGAAGAAACATTTGTAGAGCACGTGTTTTATTTACCTTTTATTGAATTAGTATTAACAGTTTATTATGAATGAAAAAATTAAAAATTACGTATTAAAACAATATCCAACAAGATTTAAAAAAGAAGATCCTATTATAGTAGAAGAAAGAGAAAATCATTATATTGCATACACTAAAGATAAATCTCCAGTTTTTTTATCTAAAAAATCATTTTTATGAAAGAAAGTAAATTAATTGAAATGTCTAACAAAATTGAGCAATTAGGTGCAATTTTGCAAAAAGTTATTACTGAAATGAATAACTTAAAAGATTTATCTATAGGTTTAACTGAACTTGTAAAGCTTTTACCTGATTACAACAAAGCGTTAGATAAAATGAAAGAGAACTTACAAAAAGATAAAGATAAGGAACAAGAAGTTAAATTAGAAGAATAAATGGGATTATTTGATGAAAGAATTGCATACAAACCTTTTGATTACCCGGAGTATTACACAGAAGGTTGGCTTAAGCAAGCGCAAGCATTTTGGCTACACACAGAAATACCAATGTCTGGCGATGTTAAAGACTGGAACGAAAGCTTAAATGATAAAGAGAAAAGTTTAGTAGGTAACATACTACTAGGCTTTGCACAGACTGAGTGTGCTGTGTCTGATTACTGGACTCAAAAAGTAGTAGGTTGGTTTCCTAAACATGAAATTCAACAAATGGCTATGATGTTTGGTAGTCAAGAAACTATACACGCTGTAGCTTATAGTTATTTAAATGAAACACTTGGTCTTGAAGACTTTGAAGCTTTTTTACAAGATGAAGCTACGATGGCAAGGTTTAATAATTTAGTAAGCTATGAAGGAACTGATAAAGTTGGTATTGGAAAATCACTGGCTGTTTTTAGTGCTTTTGCTGAAGGAGTTAGTTTATATTCTGCTTTTGCGGTATTATATTCTTTTCAGTTAAGAAACTTATTAAAAGGTGTTGGCCAACAAATGAAATGGAGTGTGAGAGATGAATCTCTTCACAGCAAAATGGGATGTCAATTATTTAGACATATGTGTCAAGAAGATAATAAATTATTGGAAGATTGTAAAAAAGATATTATAGATGCAGCAGAATCAATGCTCGAAGCAGAAGAGCGATACATTGACAAAATGTTTGAACAAGGAGATATCGAAAACCTTAAAGCTTACGATCTCAAACAATTTATCAGGAAAAGACTTAACGAAAAAATCGTTGAACTTGGTTACGTCCACCTCGGGAAGTACTTTGATTATGAAGCAGAAGCAGCAAGTAAGCTCGATTGGTTTTACCATCTCACTGGTGGGCACACTCATACTGACTTTTTTGCTGTACGCCCCACTGATTATTCGAGGGCAAATGAAGGAGAAGACTTCGAAGACATCTGGTAATGAGAGAGTGTAATATATGCAAGGTTAAAAAGAAAAACTCTAAATTTAAACACGAAGGTAAAAAAACTTGTATTCGTTGTGAGTTTAGATGGAAAAAAAGCTTTTTAAGGTTATTAGTACAAGATAGAAGAATAAGTGCTAAAGAAAGATTAGCACAGAGACTAGGATATATGGGTACAGCTTTTATAATGATAGCTCCTTATATTTTGAGTGCGGGTAATATAGGTCCTATAATTTATATAATTGGTGGTTTTATATCACTGCCTCAAGTGTGGATAGCTAAGCAGTGGAATTTAGTTGCTGTTAATGTTAATGTTATGATAGGTTATGCTATATATCTATACAATGCCTAGGGATACTATAAAATGTAGTCAGTGTAATAAAACATTTAGATGAATTTTTAAAAAAGAAAAACAATGTGGAATAACGATTGGAAGAAAGGTGTGGATTACCCTACTTGGGGTGATACCGAAGTCTATAAAAAGACTATTATCGGTGGATACCTTCTTTTAGGTGAAACACCTAAGGAAGCATATAAGCGCGTGAGTAACGCCGTTGCTAGAAGACTTTACAAGCCTGAATTGGCTGATAAGTTTTTTGACTACATATGGAAAGGCTGGTTATGTTTAGCATCACCTGTTCTTTCTAACACTGGAACAGATAGAGGTTTACCTATAAGCTGTTTTGGTATTGATGTAGCAGACAGTATAATGGATATAGGTAATAAAAACCTAGAGATGATGCTATTAGCTAAACACGGCGGCGGCGTTGGTATCGGAATTAATCAGATTCGTCCTGCCGGAGCTAAAATTACAGGTAATGGAACATCAGATGGAGTTGTCCCTTTTTGCAAAATCTATGACTCAACTATACTCGCAACCAATCAAGGATCAGTACGAAGAGGAGCTGCATCCGTTAATCTCAATATCGAACACGCTGATTTTGATGAATGGTTGGAAATCAGAGAGCCTAAAGGAGACGTCAACAGACAATCTCTTAACCTACATCAGTGTGCTGTCATTGGTGATAAGTTTATGCGTAAGCTCGAGAGCGGAGATCAAGAAGCAAGGATCAAATGGTCCAAGCTACTCCAAAAACGTAAAGCTACTGGCGAGCCGTATATCCTCTTTAAAGGGAATACAAACAAAGCTAATCCAGATGCTTACAAGTCGAATAGCTTAAAAGTACATATGACTAATATATGTAGTGAAATTACACTACATACAGATGAATCACACAGTTTTGTTTGTTGTTTATCTTCTCTAAATTTAGGTAAATATGATGAATGGAAAAATACTAATCTAGTGTATGACGCTACATGGTTCTTAGATGGTGTAATGGAAGAGTTTATCCAACGCGCTAAAAATATGAAAGGTTTTGATAACGCTGTTAGATCTGCTACTAAAGGTAGAGCACTTGGCTTAGGAGTTTTAGGCTGGCATTCGCTATTGCAAAAGAAAGGAATAGCATTTGAAGGGTTGTTAGCTCAGTTTAAAACTAGAGAAATATTTTCTAAGATTAAGATAGAGACTGAACGTGCTTCTAGAGCTCTAGCGGATACATACGGCGAGCCTTTGTGGTGTGTAGGTACTGGAATGCGAAATACGCATTTAAGAGCTATAGCACCAACCGTATCAAATAGTAAATTAGCAGGTAATTTATCACCAGGCATAGAACCTTGGGCTGCTAATGTATTTACAGATCAATCAGCTAAAGGTACGTTTATTAGAAAAAACGAAGAGCTAAAAAAAGTTCTTAAAAAAATAGGAATTGATGATAAAAAGATTTGGGATCAAATTTTGGAAGATGGTGGATCCATTCAAGGGATTAAACAACTTGACGGATGGAATTACGATCACAATGGAAGACTTACCAAAGAAGATGGTGAGTCTGTAAAGAATGTATTTAAAACATTTAAAGAGATTAATCAACTAGAGTTAGTTGGCCAAGCTGGTATAAGACAAGACTATATAGATCAAGGGGTTAGTCTTAATCTAGCATTTCCGGCAGAGGCTGAACCTAGATGGCTTAATAAAGTACATTTTGAAGCGTGGAAACGTGGTATTAAAACATTGTACTATACAAGAACTGAATCTGTTCTTAGAGGAGACATTGCTGCGAGAGCTATGGATCCAGATTGTATATCCTGTGATGGATAATTAATAATTAAAACTAAAAATTAAAACAATGGCTAGTAAATTTACTTTTGCGGATGCAAAAAAACAAATCAAACAATTAGAACAAGAGTTACAAGAGGCTAAAACAAAAGCTGGAAACGTTATTCTTGACACATCAGACAATGTATTTACAAATGCAGAGTTAAGGAAAATTAGAATATTAGAACTATGGTCAATACTAGGTCCTATAGTTGGTATTATAATTGGACTAATATTAGGTTAGTATTAAAAACAATTAAAGGGGAGCTTACCGTAATGGTTTGCTCCCCTTTTTTATTTAAGCAATATGTTGCTTTTTAAGTTAACTTTTAATACTTAATAAGCAGTATGTTGCTTTTTTATTTAAATAACATAATTTATTTTCTCCTATTACTATAGGGCGGATATAAAAGC